ATATCAGCCATAGGTCATGGCGGTTTCATGGGAGTATTGGATCCCACAGGTCAGATATTGTCAAGGTCTCCATACTTTCAAGAGTGTGCTTCATTCAGCCGCAGCAAGGACAGACAGGTGTTTGCTGGCGGTATGTTCACAGACGGATTTGCAGGCAACCTGGAATTTAATATCGACGTCGTGGTCACTCCAACAAGATTGCAAGTCAGTGATCTTGATAGATTTCCGCAACTTCCAGCATCATTCATTGTAGCAGATTCTGTATATAGAATAAACTATGTCCGAGACTTTGTCTATGACAAGGACGGCAGCACAGCTACATTTGTATTAGATGAAACCACGCCTTGGCCATTCAGCGTATTCACGTACAATTCCGCTGCCTGCAGTCGAGACACTGGATTGATCCTAGATGGCCTGGGAAGAGATATTGTGCTAGGCACCAACTACTGGACCAGACAAAATGGCTTGACCTACAGACTCAGTCAAAGCGCAGTGGTATTGACCGATCAACGACGAATCACATTGGAAGCTATTGAGTTCGTGCATGATTCTGTAAACGATCTAATTACTGCTTACCCTACCATTCAAGAAACTGTGGATCAGAGCAATACTGTCATAGCAGACACTATAGAACGCGGCATTGTTGCCGCACCAGCTCTGTCATTTACACTACCGGTTGGACTGTCTGCTAACGTCACTAATGCCTATGCACTGCTGTTGGCAAACAGAGACTATGAAATCGCTGAACTAATTGCTTATATCGATGCACAGATAGCAGGCAATCTCAGTGGATTTACCACTGCCACGGTATATGTGGCCAGTGAAGTAGAATATCAGATTAGACAAGCTGTAGACGCAGTGATCCATGACTTGATTTATGGCGGCAATGTGGCCACACGCACAAGAGGGTTGAAATTCTACAACAATCTCACAGGTGCAGTGATCACTGATTCTTCGCTAACACAAGCTCAATCTGCAACCTGGCATGCCTATTTGAATTATCTGCTAGGACAAATTGTGCAGGACTTGGCTCCAGCTGTGAGTTATTCTGCAGTGACTAGAACCTCAGGAACTCCTGCCTCGGCCACAGAAGCTGCTACCATAAACACCCTAATGACCCGCATGAGTTCAATCATCGGTGCTGCCAACTTCACAGCTGCACAGGCAGTGGTAGCCATAACTGAACCTAGCTTTGTGGGTTACACTGCTAATAACATTGCTGTTAGAACCATCATTCAGACCAATAAAGCTGCGCTTCAGGCATCGGCTGTGAGCTATGTGGATTTCAATGGCAATCGATATGAATTGTTGATGCCTGGTAACAGAAGCATGTTATGTAATGACTTCACACAGATCAACGACCTCGGATATGGCATAGTTGTGGCCAATGGTGGCTTGACTGAAGCAGTGTCCATGTTCACATACTACTGCCATATTGCCTACTACTCATTGACTGGTGGACAGATTCGTTCAGTCGGCGGTTCAAATGCTCATGGTAATTATGCCTTGGTTGCGGAAGGTGCAGATCCACTTGAAGTTCCTACCCCAACCACTGTCTATGAAGATCTAAATCAACGAGTAGATTGTTATTTTCCTAGTGGTGCATATGCCAACGTGGCAGGTGGATTATCTATATTTGTGTATAATTATGACTATACACCATTAAGTGGATCAGAATTAGAAGTTCTACACGGCACAGAAATATATAGATACCCAGTGACTAGTGTGACTACCACTGATCTTCCAGTAGGAGTAGCAAGATTAAATCTCAGCACTGGCATAGGATCTGCCTCAGAAGGTCTATTTGCGGTAGTAGCAAATAACACCAAAATGACCATGCGTCAACTCAGCAATACACTGCTCACCGGCAGTCTAGAAGATGTTGCTGTAAGACCTTCTACCGGTCTTAAACTGCGTGAGACACTTTCAAATGTGTATCGTGTATTGTCATTCACTAATACCGCAGATAGCAATGGTCCTTATGAGATATTAGTTAATCCGGCTACACCTACAATATTCCGTGTGGCATTGACCATAACCGATATAGTTTCAAACGTCTGCACTACCAGTGGTAATCACAAACTGAGAATTGGTGATAGAATAATCCCTACCAGCACTGCCAACAACTTTGTCAGCGGCATTACCTATTACATCATCACACAGCCCACATATAACACGTTTACAGTCAGCACAACTCCGGGAGGAGGCACATTTACATTGACAAATGGTAGTGGACTGAGTATCAAAGCCGTGAAAACTCACAAACTGTTAGAAGCCTATACCATAACTTTCACCACCACGGGCACGTTACCTGCTCCATTGCTAGTGGGAGAAACTTACTATGTGTTACCTAACAATCTCACAGAAACACAATTCAGTATAAGCACACAGAAAAACGGTGCTGCTGTGAGTATCACAACTGCAGGTAGTGGCATTCATAGATATAACATCGTGGGGTTGACTCTCACCCAGACCAGAGAAAACTACAACTATATAGATATCACGGTATTCCAGCCTGGAGAATTTATATCTTCAACACCAACTGGTACAACCTGCACTATATCAATCGCTAATCCAGCTGTGGTAACACTAGTCGGCCATGGATTCTCTGCGGGAGATGTGGTCAAATTCACTACCACTGGTGCTTTGCCCACAGGAATAAGTATTCAAAATAGGTATTTTGTTGTCAGCACAGGAAATCCTGATACATTCCAAATTACAGATGTGCCTGGTGATCCGGCCATAGAAACCTCTGGTACACAGAGTGGAGTGCATAAAGTAGGTCTAGTTACCGGCCGCGCAGGTGACAATGCTTTTGCGGTAATTGCTATTTCAACTACTGAAATATCTAGATTATCTGCAGCTAAGTTTGTTTACCTGGGCGAAGAATATGTGATTAGTTCGTATCAAGGTCCTGGTGTAACTGGCACCGTGTTTGGCAGAATCACACTGAACCGTCCGTTAGTCAATGCCATAAACAATTTGTCCACAAGTTACACCATTAAAGCTGCCGTGGCTGTGCGTACCAGCGGCAGCCTCGGCACGTTGACTATTAGAATTGCTCTTACTCGGGTTACTGGACACGATCTACTCGAGATCGGCACAGGTTCTTATGCAGACACCAACTATCCCAAAGAAATTTATGGAGGTAGTGTTAACCCGATAGACGACTCCAAAGAAACAGAAGAACGTGATGTGGGTCGTGTGTTTTATGTTACCACAGATCAATTTGGTAATTTCTCAGTCGGACCATACTTTAGAGTGGATCAGGGCACTGGCCAGGTCACATTCTCAAGTTCTATTGCACTGAGTAATTTGGACGGTATTGGATTCAAACGTGGTGTGCCGGTCAGTGAGTTTTCCACAGACAGTGGATTCACAGATAACGCCACAGATACTGTGCCCACAGAGAATGCCACACGCAAATACATAGATCGCCGACTGGGAATCTCACATGAAGGTGCCGCTGTTGCGCCAGCCGAAGTAATACCTCTTGGCACAGGTGGTTTCATGAGTTTGGATGGCCAACTGGGCATGCAGGCAAATATGAATCTCAACTTCAACAAGATTTCTAATGTTGCCGATCCAACTGACCCTCAAGATGCAGTAAACCTGCAGAGTCTGACTTTTACCAATTTACAAAACTATGCAGGATCTAATGTGCAGGCAGGTCAAGTAATGGTGTTCACTGGTGTTGGCGACATCTTTGTAAATGCCAGTGTCACTGGTGATCTCACTTTTGATCTACGCACTGGCATAGACTCTACACTAAACAATATAGACGTGCAGTTGAGTGCCGGTGCGGTCAACAACGCTGAAGTGAATGCGGCCGCAGCTATTGAACAGAGCAAGTTGGCAATGACCATTGCTACTGCACAGGCCGCAGCACCTACAGGATCTGCTGCCGTTATTCAAGCAGCTAGTGGATTAAGCAGTTTCAGCAATGCGGATTTTGACGTCACTGACGGACATGTTACTATCAAGGCCAACAGTATTCAGCTAGGAGATCTTGCACAGCTGGCTCCAGACACACTGATCGGTAACAGCAGTGTGAGCACTGCCAACGCTGCCGCAGTGGCATTCGCTGATGTGGTCAACGATGGTTTGGCCATTAAGAAATCACAGTATAGTGCTTTGGGATTCTTACGAAGAACTGGTGCTACTGCAACATCAGATGGTTCTTATAGTATAGTAGCTGGATCTTCTGGAAGCAGCAGTAGTGTCGGAGCCAGTGAGATTATAGTAAGAGACGTAAACGGTGATTTCGGTGGCAGGACCGTTGATGTGTCTAATATCAAAATTGACACGCAGTTGGCTGTTGATTCAGCAACAACTGCCACTGGCGGTTACCTACGCTATTACGGATACAACAGTGCTGGCGGTATACTAATCAGTGAAGGGTCGTTGGCTGCAGATGATAAAACATCTTATTGGAATGACAGTCATGAATTCAAAACGCAGAACGGTGTTTCTAATGCTCCTATCACCGCAGTGGGAGCAATTACATCAAGCAGCACTATCACTTGCACAGGCATACAGGCACAGACATTAACCACTGGTGGCAATGTCGTGGCTGGTACTATCATAGGCAATTGGAGCTTGAACCCAGGATCAAGGATGCAGGCCACATATGCTGCTGACCTTGCAGAATACTACGAAGGTGATCGAGAATATGAAGTAGGAACTGTTCTTGTATTTGGTGGAGACAAAGAAGTTACTACGGGCAATATCAAAGGTGACACTAGAGTAGCTGGTGTGGTGTCTAATAATGCAGCATTTGTCATGTATGATGCTTGCCCGGGCTTGAAGAATCTAGTTGCACTACAAGGTCGTGTGCCCTGCAAGGTAGTAGGAAAAATATCAAAAGGAGATATTTTGATCACATCAGGAATTCCAGGAGTGGCAGTAGCTGCCACAAGTGACGTAAAAGTAGGCACAGTAGTTGGCAAAGCTCTGGTAGCATACGATTCGGATCACATAGGGTCAATTGAAATAGCGGTAGGGAGAACATAATGCCTTTTAATAATAATATAACCCCAGGTCGTCCTCCTGTTTTATGGAGTGAAGTCAATGAAGCATTTATCAAAGTCAATGAAAACTTTGACATACTAGTTGCTACTATTGGTACTGGGTCAGGACTGGCTCCTATAGATTTTTCATCGTTAGATACCGATGTTACTCCTACTACAAATAATTTACGCAGTTTGGGAGATGTAACTCATCAGTGGCGATCGGTGTTTACAGCAGAACACACCACAGTAGATCCATTAAACGGCTTGTGGGCAGGAAGCGCACAGATCAAAGGCGTGGGCAACACCATTAATCTGCCCGTAGGATCTACCGTGGGAGGCGATCCGTTAACTGGTGTGGGGACCAGTTTGATCATAGATCCTGATAAAACATTCTTCAAAGAAATACAGATCAACAACGATCTGTCTATAGTGGCAACCACATTTGGCGACACAGTGAATTTCTTGTCAGGCTCAGGCGTAGGTCTGGCAGTGAGTTCAGGAGCAGACTCAATTACATTCTCAAACACTGGCATACTTAGTGTAGCGGCAGGGTTGGGAATATCAACTGCTACAAGCAGTGGCGTGTCAACAATAACCAATACCGGTGTTCGCAGTCTACAGAACGTCACTGCTTTGCCCTCAGGCAGAGCCACAGGTGCAGGTATTAACATAAACGGCACAACTGGTGACAACTTGAGAGTAACCAACACCGGTGTCATAAGTATATCTTCTGGTGTAGGTATCACAGTTAGTACAGACATTGCCACAGGTGACGTGACTATTACCAACTCAGCACCTGCGGTAAATGCGTTTACACAAATTGTAGTCAACAATGATATAGCTAATATACTGGCAGCTGATGCTGCCAGTGACATATTAAACATTGCCAGTGACGCAACCATCACGCTGAGTAAAAACGTGGCCACAGACACTTTAACCATCGCCGTGAATCCAGTGTTTGATTTACGAGGTTCAGTGTTTGCAGATGATTCTACTGTGATGGTAGACGCTGTGAGTGGCACCTTACGAGGTATTTTCATAGGCTCTGTGTTCACAGACAATTCAACACAGATCATAGATGGCAACACTGCCACAGTCTACGGTAACATAGAAGCCACAACATTGAGAACCAGTGAAGAAAAGATAGCACTAGGTGAAAATGCCGGTTTAAATCAAGCCTATCGTGCAGTTGCCATTGGTGCATCAGCTGGATCAGAAGATCAAGGCACCCGTGCAGTCGCTATAGGAGGACAGGCAGGTGAACTTAGACAAAGCAACTACGGAGTGGCTGTAGGAGCATCAGCAGCATATTTTGAGCAAGGTGCTAGTGCGGTTGCCATAGGTGACAATGCTGGTCAATCAAGTCAGGGTGACTATGCGATCGCTGTCGGACATTATGCAGGACACAATAATCAATCAGCAAACAGTATTATCTTAAATGCCAGCGGTGCTATACTCAACGGCGCAGCAGCTGGATTCTATGTTAATCCCGTTAGATCAACTACAAGTTCAGCAAGGCCGGTTGTTTATGATACTACAACCAAAGAACTATTCTACACATCAACACTGGAATTTATCAACAGCACTATCAGCACCAGCGACTCCAGCGGATTGACAGTGGATGTTCAGACAACATTCAACACAGATGTTACTTTTGAAAACGATATAACAATAGCAGAAAGATTAACACTAAAAGGCAGTAGAGTAATTAATCTTGCAGAATTAAAATCTGTTGTGGCGGCAAGCTCTAGCTTTGCTGACTTCCAAACAAGAATAGCAGCATTGGCATAATTGGAGCGATAAATGGCAAAATTAACAGATGTATTAATAGGCGTAGGCCTCACAGCTAATGACAAGAAGGGCGATAGCCTACGAGCTGCGTTCCAAAAAGTCAATGTAGGATTTACTGATCTATATACAAAATTAGGGTTAGTTGACGGAAGCGGATTAAACCTGGGAGCATTTGAGTTTACGGGCAGTGTGATGAGCACTACTGATAGTTCAGCAATCACTATCGATCAAGCAACTACCATAACCAGCAACTTGACTGTGGGTGGAGATATTTTGCCGCAGACTGCCAATGGTGGCGATCTAGGTTCAAGCACATTGCCTTGGCGCAGCCTGTATGTTAGTACCAACACAATTTTTATTGGGGGTATTCCATTAAGTATTACTGATCAAGGTCAACTGATTATTGACGGAGATGTGGTTACAGGCGGCAATGCTAACACTGGTGATATCACATTTGCGAACAACAAGATCATTGCGGACCCAGGCGCAGTTTTCCAACTTGAATCCAAAGACGACAACGATGTTGTTCGAGCCTACTTTAGACTAGATCCAAGCAATGGCCTAGCAGAAATTGGAATTGATGGTGGCGGTGATTTTAAATTTGAATTCGTTGATGACACCACAAGACTACGACTACCTCCAGGCGGTGACATTGTAGACAGCACAGGTGCTAGTGTACTAGGTGGTGGCGGATTATCTATCACAGACTTTGGTGAAGGCTTTACTGACTCATTAGATGATGGAAAGATTACCACCAGCAAACTGTACAATGAAAATCCTAACCAGGGACTCAACAACCTGTATGTACTGGAAGTCACCGATGGCGGTGTTGTGGCATTGCCAGATGGTAGCATTATCAACGGTGCTACACTAAAAACCGTAGCAGGCAACTATGCTGGTATCACAGCAGGACCAGCAAGCCCAGCAGGTAAGGATGAAGATTCATGGGTATGGGTTGACAACAACGGTGCTACTATTGCTACAAAATACAGCACAGATGCTCACACTTGGACATTCGATAACGATGGCGACTTAACTGCTCCTGGAGATATTGTTGTTGGCGGTGTTGATGGTGGTCATCTTATCGTAGACGGTAACGACGGTGATAACACTAGTGTTCGTTGGTACAATATGCCTAGTAATGAAGACCACAGCATCATCAGAACCTATACCGGCAATCCAGATGATGAAACAGAACTAAACCGAGGTCGAATTCAACTAGCCTGGCAAGACAGTGATCGCAGTGGCCTAAGAATTATATCATATGATCGCAGTAATGATGGCAATGATGAAGAAGATGTTGTTACACACAGATGGACCTTCCGAGGCGACGGTGGTCTAGAACTACCAGGCGATATCCGTAGCGAAAGTGCTATCAACATTGACATCAACCTTACAGACAGCACACTACACAGATGGAGATTTGGTGAAGATGGTGACCTAACATTCCCAGACGGCACAGTTCAGACCACAGCCTACACCGGCGGTAGTGGAAGTTCAACCGTAGTTCGTCAGGACACAGCACCCACAGCAGACAATGGTACCTTATGGTTCAATACTGTAGAAGGCAGACTCTATATCAAGTACAGCGATGTTTGGGTTGATGCGGCACCTTTAGTTCAACCCCTGCCTGACACTGACCTTGATGTTAATTCAATTACATTCCCAGACGCTACAGTTCAAACTTCAGCATACTCTGATAGGTTAATCAACAATAACTGGACAGTATTCTTTGGAGAGTTTGGGCAGTTACTAGTACGCAACACCAACACTGAACAAAACTATTTTAACCTTACACCAATTGAAAACGAAGACGATACATACGGAGTCCAAATTGGCATAAACAGTCAAGGTTGGACATTTTTAGACAATGGTACTTTAACATTACCCGGTGGACAACAGATCGGAGGCAGTGATAGTACCCAAGGTATCGCATTGACCACAGACCGTGGTACCGTATTGTTTGGTAATACTCCTGAACAATGTGTTCCTACCCAATCAAGTCATTTCCACATCATGCGTGATGACCCTACCACTGTGGATCTATTCTTTGGTGATGACTTTAACTATGTCAAGTTACCCTATGATTCAACTTTGACCAACGTGGGTGTACAGATTGGTACAGATGCGACAAATCTTTGGAGTTTTGGTAAAGATGGTAATTTAACTGTCCCAGGCGATATTCTTAGTGAAGGCAACATCAACATTGACATCAACCTAAGTGACTCAACACTGCGAAGATGGAGTTTTGGTGAGGATGGAAATCTAACACTACCAGTAGGTGGTGACATACTTGACAGCAACGGTAATAGTGTATTAGACAGCGGTAATAGCAATATTTGGATACAGGAATTTGAAACATCATTAGGCGCGGCCGATGTACCGGCATTGGCTATGAGTGTTGAATATTTGGCCAACGGTGATGTTGTTGCCTTGATCGTTCACAGCGAGGATACAGGTGGGGGCTACACCGGATCATACAGCAGCGTGGCTAGATTTAACCCCAATGGCACACAAGTATGGAGCATGATTTTTAAGGGTGCAGAATTCACCAACGGTTGGGGCTTGGCTGTGGACAACGACAGCGGCCATATCTATGTTGCTGGATGGGCAATCGGGGAGGGCATTGGCGCATACAATATTGCCACATTAACTAAACTTGACACTGAAGATGGCAGTATAAACTGGAGCAAGTCCTACGATGTTGGCTATGAAAACTTTAACACAGTTGTTGATGTAGCATCAGATGGCAGTCCTATTATAGTTGGTTATGCCGATAGCGACACAGATAATCAAGTAGTCACCACTAAAATCAACGCGGCAGATGGCACAGTCACTTGGTCAAGAGCACTTGACGGACAAGGTAATGAAGAAGCCTATGGTATGGCAGTTGGTCCAACTGGTGAAGTAGTCAGTGTAGGTTATATGGCTCAACTGGGAGAGGATACTGACGATCAAATGCTGGTTGTCAAGTATCTCAGTGATGGCACAATAGCATGGCAAAAGTCTGTGACAGTTGAAGAAGGCTACGACTGTAAAGGAGCAGATGCTGACATAGACAGTGCGGGCAACATTTACGTTTGCGGAAATTTTTATTATGATAACAATGGTCAGGAGTTCCAGGCCATGATCATAATCAAGTTTAACAGTTCAGGTGTTAAACAATGGACTCGCAAGTTAATAGGTACCTGTTCAGATTTTGCTACCAGCATTGTAGTTGGTCCAGACAACTACCTATACCTATCAGGAATAACCGTCTCTGCCAACGAAGAAACTACTAAAATGGTCCTCGCCAAGTATGACACGGACGGTGGAGTGGAATGGCAAAGATTGCTGACCAATACAACCTCGTCGATGTTTGCCGGTGGCTTTTTTGTCCAACTAGGCGGCGGCAGCAACCTAGCAGTGAGGAATGGCTATGTGGCAGTGGGCGGTGGATTTGGAGACATAGAAAATTTCCCCGAAATTCAACCTAACGCTCTTGTAGCACAGGTTGACAGTGCTGGAACAATATTCGCAGTGGGCAACTATGAATTTACTCCTTCTGGATTCAGCGGAACATTAGACGCCGACGCCAGCGATATCACAGTGGTTGACGCTGCCAAAACAGACAGTGACTACATCAACGAGTTTACCATAACTGATTTTGATCCAGAATATGATCTTACCAGTGACCTAATTGGTACGCTATACTACGGTAATGTTGGTGGTGACGACAGATTGACCAACGGTGCTAACGAACTAGTGTTAGAATCAACAGGCACATTAACATTGCCACAAGGTGGCACGATCTCAGAAGGCGTTGTTACCAGCAATCCAACTATTCAACTAACTCCAGCAACGCCAGCAGTGGCTAGCCAGAAGTTGGTGATCAAAGGCGGCGGCACATTTTCAAATACAGAAAACGGTATTACATTAACTGTCCCTAGCAACACTTGGACAGAGGGCAATGTGGACTATGTGTATGTAGACGCACCGACCAGAGGTGGACAAACACTCTACTGGTGGATCTATCCAGAGGGTGTTGGCCTATCTACTCCTAGTACAGGCACAGTTGTATTAGATGAATTTGGTGAAGGCAATTTTACTTTTACCTTGACCAGTGATGCTTATGAATTTAGAGTTCGGGTATCGCCCGAAGAGGATAACTACGACCCTGCGAATGTGGGTGCTGAATCAGTACTGATTAACAGTGGCTCTCCTACTTTCGAAGGCGAGCACCACCTACACTTGACCACAGGTGATTTGTCAGTGACCAGTATCTTTCTGGGCACAGACGATCACAATGTGCGTACTACTACTAATGGTAATATACAAATTACTACACCTAGTGAAACTAATCAAGTTTGGGAGTTTGACACAGATGGTAATTTAACTATTCCTGGTGATATTAAGAGTGAAGGCAACATTGATATCGAGATTAACTTAAGTGATAGTACTCTACGTAGATGGACATTTGGTGAGGATGGTAATTTAAATATTCCCGGCGACATTGTAAACAGTACAGGCGTTAGTCAAACAGCCCAGCGTGTAGAAGGATCATGGACTGTTACCACAGGTACTAACACCTACAATTTCACAGTTCCGTCAGACGGCACTTACACCTTGTGGGTTAAGGGAAATATTCCTAATGGCATTATTACTTGGAATGCTACATTAAGCATAACAAATACTAATGTGCCAGCAATAGGATATCAGTATGCGTGGAACTATACAGGCGGCGGATCACCTATATTGCTAACAGCTATACCTGATCAGATCAGAGGTACTGCAGGTACAATCAGTACAGACGCTACCTATGTAGGATCAACCAGCAATAGATTTGATTTTACTATTGCCAACACCAGCGGATCATCAGTTACAGTCTACTATGGCTACACTAAGGTTTAACGATAAATATGAATAGGACACAAAAATGGCAATAACATTTCCAACAGAGCCCACACTAGGGCAAGAATACGTAGGTGACAACGCTGTGACCTATCAATGGACCGGCAGCATTTGGAGCACATTAGTTCCTTGGCTAGCAGGTAGAGCACAGTATGTAGCAGAGGGCGGGTTTGCTGATCAAACCTACAACGACAATTTAGACAACACCATCGACGGTGGCAACGGAGCATAAACAATGACAACAAGAATCAAACTACGCCGTGACACTGCGGCCAACTGGACACAAACTAATCCCGTACTAGCCGCCGGCGAACCAGGATTAGAAACAGATACTGGCAAGGTCAAGTATGGTAATGGTACCAGTACTTGGTCACAGTTGAGTTATGGTGGGGGCGATGGTGCTACTCTTACTGCCGAGGGCAATGTTGTGGTCACAGCAGGCTCAACAGAGCATTGGATCGCCACACAGCGTAGCCAAGAAGGTGACACTAACCCCCGTGCTCTGCGCTATGACAGCCTGGGTAATCTTTACTCATTGACTCAAACTTATGAAGATAATGACAGTTACCCCATAGCAGTTCTTACCAAATACACAGCCGCTGGTGCCGTAGCCTGGCAAAAATCATTCAGTGAGTATTATCCAATAGCATTGGCCATAGACAGTTCGGATCGTGCTTACATTACTCTTAACGCAGGCGATGAAAGTTCTGATGTTATCGTGATGCAGTTTGAATCCACGGGCACTTTGGGTTGGAAGAAAGAATATGTCATTGGACAGATTTCGTCCTTCCTAGGCTACATTGAAGAAAAGAGCACTACCACATTGGCCTTGGCCTTTTCAGTGGGTGAAGGTGGTCCAGGACCTAGCGCAGTATTAATAATGGAAATCAGCATCACTGATGGCTCAGTGCTGTTGAAAAAATCCTTACAGTTGCCCGTAACAGACCTTGTAGTTGTTACAGGTATCGATGTTGACCCTGATGAGAATGTTTTTGTCACTGGTTATTACCACGACACCAATGCCGGTGTTAACAAGATGTTCATTGAAAAACTAGACGAGGATCTAGAGCCTGTATGGAGCAAGAGTCTAGAAGCACCCGACACCTATGACATGTACGGCGGTGACTGTGCCAGTGACGCACTGGGCAATATCTATGCGGTAGGTGCCTATGAAGTTAAAACTACAAACAGTGATATCAATAACACTCCAGAAGCGTCTGCTGGTATATTGACCAAACTGAACTCAAGTGGTGTGGTACAGTGGACACGCAGACTTGGCCCAGGACCTTGCGGCAGTTGGATCGCGGGATTGACAGCCACTGCCACAGGCGATGTTTATCTATCATCCTTGACATTTGCCAAGAAAACAGGCCCACTACCTGATGTTTCAGAAAATGGCCGAGAAAATCTTGGACAGAACAAGATGATCGTGGTTCGCTATGACACACAGGGTGCGGTGGTTTGGCAACGCTATGTTGATGTGGCCCACCTAGAAGAAGAGGAACCCGATAGTCCAGAAGGAGGCCGCGGTCAGGCCATAGCAGTATTCGGTGACAAGTTTGCCGTAGACGGATACGGATACAGTTGGAATGCCACACCGTTTCGAAATGGCAGTTCAGCAGACGACGAATACGATTACTTTGTGGTACAGTTGCCCACAGCAGGCACTGACTTGACCATTGGTGATTTAAGTTTCACAGAAAGTCGTGTGCCGGCTCGCTTTGTCACCCACACTACCAGCGACAGTCCTCTAACTCATGAAAACTGGGATGAAACTATTACCGCAACAAATTCCACACTGGTACCAGACGCTGACACCACTGTGGCCAACAACATTGTCAAGAGTGAAACTTACGCTTATACATTTGGTGCTGACGGTACGCTGACAATTCCCAACGATGGTGACCTTAAACTGACACAGACGCAGGTAGGTTGGTTTATTGGTCTAGACAGTCGCGATTCTAATAATCACATCGAAGGCGATTGCGTTGCAGTTGACTCACAGGGCTACAGTTATATAGGTGGCGACGAAGATGACGACGACCATGCATTCGTAATGAAGATCAGTCCTGAAGGCGATAGACTATGGAGTGTTAGAGTTTTTGAAGATGACAATGGCGACAATGGTGAGTTAACCAGCCTCAAAATTCATCCCGTCACAGGCAACATCATGGGGTTGGGTTATGTTTTTGACACCTATACTTACAGCATATTGTTTACTTTAGATCAAGATACTGGTCGTCTTTTAAATGTTACAGAATTCAAAGACAGTGACGGCGATGTTGAACTAAACACCATTGCCTGGACCAGCGACGGAGCCTATGTGATAGGTGGTAGAAAAATGGGCGAGTTCAGTGCTGAGTTTCCTGTAGTCCCACAAACAGGCAGCGGTGTAGGCACTATTGTGATTTTAAGAAGTGCTGTTCCAGAAGTTGAGTATATCAATGACAACTGGCAGATTGGCGGAACTGGTATTTCACCGTTCCAAAGTGTTAACTTTTCGGAACGCTACACTGGATTGACTGGTACAACACGAGAAGGTTCAGGTGCTACATTTGACATCACCAACAACGGTGATGGTACTTATAGTGTTTCGGTTGTTAGTGGTGGTACAGACTATCTAGCAGGGCACAAGATCAAGATTTTAGGTACAAGTTTAGTTGGCGTACCTGGAGCAACACCGGACAACGATATCATCATTACAGTAGGGGGTACGCTAGGCGGTGGTGTCATTAACAATGTGACTCATACAGGAACAGCCGCTGGAACCACAGTGGCAACTGATACTGAAGTATCAGGCACTAACTTTGAAGTAGGTTCTGGATTTATCTTTACAATACAAGGACCGTTCTTTGACAACGATTACAGCAATCAAGACGGTAGTCGTGTAATTACCGCCAACGGTAGTAACTATGTCAACGGTGATGTTGTTGTTGTTCCTGGAACAAGCCTAGGCGGAACAAGTCCCGCTAACGACCTAACAGTTAATCTCTTCGTTGGCCAAAACGAGTTTTACATCGACAATGTGTCAGGTACAAGTCAATCAACAACTTGGAAGATAGAAACAACTGCACAGGTTGACTTTACTGCTGACGGTAGTTGGTCAGTGACCTACTCACGAGACAATGACTGTGTGCTGATTACTCCTACTTGGCAGCGCACATTTGGCACAGCAAAAGATAAGTATGATGAAATAATTACACTGACAGTGGACAGTCAAGACAATATCATTGCGGTAGGCGGTGGATATGGAGAATTGGCAGCTAACAATTTTGATGATCTATCGGTGGTTTACAAGTTCAACAGCGCAGGTACACTACAGTGGGCTCGTCAACTCAACGCTGGAAACGACGATCACGAAGGACATAGTGTAGTGACCATTGGCACAGACATATATGTTGTAGACGAAAACGACAGCGGTGATTCTTTTGTCAGCAAGTTAGACAGCACAGGCACAGTCAAATGGCAGAGACGCACTGATGGTCAGGATATAACCATTGCCCGCACACCAGACGGAAATCTATTGGTAGCGGTTGAAGATGACAGTTCAGAGACTATCACCACAGACGAAGACTATGCTATTAAAATATTCCTACTAACACCCGCAGGAGAAACTGTGTGGAAGCGTTGGCTGTCTCCTAACATTGACTATAGTGCTTACATTGGCAGTTCTGGTGAGTGTCTAGTCACAGACGCTAACAGTTTCTATATCACGGGACGTAATAGCACCGATGATGATAATTGGGCTTGGGCTGCTCGCTTGCCTCTAGACGGCTCGGGCACAGGCGAGTATGGACAGTTCTGCTACACAGATGTTAATACAGAGACCAACTACTGGGGCGCCGATTTCAACTACGCTATTGATGTTGTTGATATAGCAGGTGTGAACAATTATGCTGGCCTATTAAACGACAGCAGTGATCCATTGATCAAAACCACAGCCACAGTGACTGTAACCACCAACAACACCAGCGACTATGATGTTTTTGGTTACTATCCACCAATGGTCGTAGAAATTGTGCGTGACACAGACGGCGGCAACATTGTGTTTGCCGATGGTACCAAACAGAGTACCAGTGCTACAGATGTTCCGCAGAGACTGTTCAATGGTGTAGATTATACGCTAGGTATGGTGGATCGCGGACATCACATTCTCTGTACCGACGATATCGAAAGCATTCGTATCCCCTACAATAGTCGCGTAGAGTTCCCCATAGGCACTGTGATTACCATTGTGAATCCTCGAGGTGATAGTGTGGCTATCAACACAGAAGGCGGCAGTATACAAGTGATGATTCCCGGTGATGATAATTACTCAAACGGTGGAACTTTCCTAGTATCTGAGTACGGTATGGCCACGCTGTTAAAGATTGACACAGACTCGTGGGTGTTGGCCGGCAATGTTGGACCAGATTAAGGAAACGAGATGCCCATATCACAAATATTATTAATCAGCACCACCAGCGGTGGAGGCGGTGGAGGTGGCGATGGATTGGCTCCGCCAACTACTTTTACACCCGACGTAGATACCAGCGGCATAGTCACCTCAGGTTGGCAAATCCTTATGGCCACCACCGGATTAAAAACTAGTGAAACCTTAAGTGATCCTTTTGCCCGTATTGGAACCACCGGATTCCGAGAAGCCAACTTCCAATCTTCTGGTGCGATTACTCGCACAGCATTTGGCGACGGTGGTGGTGTTTATGCTAACTTTTTCCTTAAAACTGGCATTACAAAAATAGCCTTGGTAGATGGTTCTGGCACATTATCAGATCCCACTTCTAACACCAACTATTTGATATACGATCTAGTGTCCAGTACAGGTTCAGAAACCATCTACGATATTATTAGACGTTTAGATTATTATCTTCAAACCAACACTCCATTTCACACCAACGACACAGTATATGGGAGCCCAGCCGTTACCAATTTCACTGCTGGCGCAAATGGATATTCTGGTTTATTGACCAGCAACGGCGGCTCAGGGTTTAGAGACAACGACGGAGACCTTCCGGACAAGTTTGTCATAATGGGTATCAATCGAGAGGCTGACAACGACATTCAGGCCTTGTGCTCTTACAGTGGCAATCTACTGTCAGGTAAAGGTGATCAATGGCGCAATAATAATCCATTAGAAACATTTTGGAGTTATTGGGGCAATGATTTCCACGCCAACAGTCAACAACAGCGTCCAGGGAGAGAAAGACAAACCAATCCTGGTATCGGTGATGGAGTAGCAAGTTATACAGGACCGGTCTATCTACTGGCTTTTAGTGGCAGCATCCAACCAACTTATACACTGACTCCAGATGCTGATAACGTCGATGAAGGCAGCACTTTGACATTTAATGTAGGTGGAACTAATATTGTCAACGGCACTTATTATTGGACTATGGAGACCAGCGCAGGCGATTTTGGCGCAAATAATGGATTAGTTACCATTACCAATAACGAAGGTTCATTTACAGTAACACCCGATACTGATACCACCACCGAGGGTGCAGAGACATTTACAGTCAGTCTTCGAGCAGATAGTATCGCTGGTGATATATTAGTGACCAGTGATCCAGTAACTATCAATGACACAAGTCTAACACCAGAGCCAACATATACACTAACACCTGCCGCTGACAACGTTGATGAAGGCAGTAGTTTAGAATTCACAGTTGGTGGAACTAATATATCAGATGGCAATTATTCCTGGGTCATAGAAACTGGCTTTGAAGACTTTACCACAACCTTTGGAACTGTTACGGTTACAAGTAATTCAGGAACGTTCTCGGTGACACCCACTGCTGATGATACCACCGAAGGCCCTGGGTCATTTACAGTAAGCCTGCGTACTGGTCTTTTAGAACCAAACTTAGTAACCAGTGATTCAGTAACTATCAATGACACCAGCCTAACACCAGAGCCAACTTATCAAATAGCACCTAGAGCCAACAATGTCAATGAAGGCAGTAGTTTAATAATTGATGTAAGCGGAACTAATATTCCCGACGACACTTATTTTTGGACCGTAGAAACTAACGCTGGTGATTTCGGTACAAGCAGTGGCGAAGTAGAAATTACCAATAACGCAGGTTCATTTACAGTAACACCCGATGTTGATGCTACCACTGAGGGTAGTGAAACATTTACAGTCAGTCTTCGATCAGTTAGCATCACTGGTACAGTATTAGCAACCACCGACAATGACATTACCATCAATGACACCAGTCTTGATCCAGAGCCACCGTTTAGTTTACAGTTTAATCAACCTCAAGGAGATTATCTATCAACACCTGCCAGCACCGACTGGAACTTGGGCACATCTTGGACCATAGAGTTCTGGTTAAACGCTAATAGTTCAGGTGATGGCAGCGCAAATATGACTGGCGGCATATGGGGCTTGTTAAATCAAGAAGGTTGGGCCGCAACTAATGCTATAAACATAGCAATAAGTGACAGCAAATTAGTTGTTGGTCAAGGCGCTCAATATGACGATGTACGATACACTGAACCTACTCCAGCGCAATGGACACACGTGGCCATTGTCAACGACGCAGGCACACAGAAAGTATTCTATAATGGTGTTGAGCAGACTAAAGTTTCAGGAACATTTGGCACAGCCAACTATACTAACTCTACAGACAGTTTAGCCATAGGTAATATAAGCGGTGGCAACAACTACTTTGATGGCAAGATGGCCATGGTTAGAATCAGTAACACGGCCAAGTATGCCGCGGCATTTACTTCCACAGTGACTTATGGTGTTGAATCAGATACTCGATTGTTCTTGGACTTGGGTTACCCGTTATCTGATACATCTTATTATGAGTTGAATGGTGTATCGGTAGTCACTAACACTCTGACCACTATCTATATTTCCAAGTCAGCGTATCCTAATTTAGATAAACAAGTTCGAGTAGGAAATACCGTAACAAATACTAGCGATTCTACGTTTTGCATAGTCACCGCAGCAGTGTTCACAGCAGATCCTAGTAACTGGGGAGTAGATGTTTCACCTGGATGGAGCGGCGTGGCCACAGTAAACTTCACTGGTGCTAGACATACTATCGTCAACAACGGTACAACTGTGAGTGAAGAGTTCCCGAACACATTCACTGGATTAGTACATCCTTATAGTGGCGGCACGCTAGGCGCTACATACTGTCTTGTAGATGATCCTAGATTGGCTGAGGCTACGGCTATACCAGTTGGTGCTAGAATAACCAGCAACATAGCAGGCTTTGGCACTAGAACTGTGATAGGAAATCAGGTAGACTTCAACGGTGGCAGAACCATAACATACGATAATACCGGGTTGACTGGCAATACCAGCACTTCACATGTGTTTAACTTCTATTGGTAATTGATGTTTGAACAACGCAGGCTGGCAGTTGACGCAGGGTTGGCGGAACTGATACAACATCAGCGTGGTTTGGACTATAGACGCAGGTACGGAGCAGGCTGGCAGAGTATAGGTTATACTGGTCAGCCTTTTCCATGGTTTGAATCAACATATAGGGCAGTTGAAGCAGAAGCGGGTAGTATAGACACATGGTGGTTTAATGTTAATCTACAGGGTGAAGGCACGGGTTGGCATAGTCACAGTCAGTGGGCTAGAGTTGGGGTGCTGTATGTACAGGTTCCTGCGGGTCTTATAGAGTTTAAGCAGGGCGAAGCATATTGGACAGAATCACCCCAAGCAGGAGATCTGCTAGTATTTCCTGGTAGTTTAGAGCATAGAGTAAGACCTAATACTAGTAAGGCAGTTAGAATTAGCATAGCCTTTAACTTCAAAAAACGGTAAATACACTAAAGAGAGCGTGTTATGACTATACAAACAATCAATATCGGCAATGTGGTAAATGATGGACTGGGCGATGATCTACGCACGGCATTCCAGAAAGTAAATGCAAACTTCGCAGATATAAGCACACAACTAACTATCACTGCTACCAACGTAGGTGCGGTGGGTGCAGGTGTTTTCAAAGAAAAAGTAGGCGCTGATCTAAAATTTAAAAAGCTAGTATCCGGCACCAAGATGCTGTTGGACGAAAACACAGATACTATTACAGTCAACAGCACTGCTCCAGATGCTTTTATTAGAATAGACACCGATGCTGGTGTTATGCTGGCCAGCACACATCAACAGATTACCATGGCTGGCGTAGCAGCTCCTGGATCTACTACCAGCAGAAAGGACATAGAAGTCACTGCTTTTGGCTCCACAGTGAGTTTCAAAACCATTATTCCAGTCACAGACATTTTAACTTCCTATGATTTTGGACGCATAGACGGCACTTATACCAATGCCATGCAGGTAGCTTTACAATCTGCAAACATAGATTTTGGCACCATACTGCTGCCTGGACGCATGGATCTGGACTGCGGCACACTTCTCTAAGGATTGATCACATGATAACATGGATCACTCCTGCAGATAGTCTAGGCTTACTCACTGAACGTATACCTATTGATATACAATTACAGGCCGCAACCAATCTCACAGCCACTGTCTCATACAGCTTAATCGCAGGTGCCTTGCCTCGTGGACTCAAACTGATCGATGGGGCTATCAAAGGCAGTCCCACTGAAGTAAAAGTCTATACAGAAAGTAGATTTGTGATTCGAGCATCGGACGGTGTGGACATTGAAGACCGCACTTTTAAGCTGGCTGTGGATGGCAGTGACAGACCTATATGGCTCACCAAGGAAGGATTTTTAAACGTCGGCCCAGCAGAAGCTTACTTTGTATTAGACAATGCACCGGTCGACTTTCAACTTGAAGCACGTGACACAGATCTCATTGCCAGTGATGTATTAGAATTTTATCTTGTGCCCAATGGAGGAGTATTGCCTCCTGGACTCAGCCTCAGCAAGAGTGGTATAATATCAGGTTTCACCGATCCCATATTTGCCGTAGAATACAACCTGGAAACTTCAGGTGGCTATGACACCGCACCCTTAGACGTATTTCCCATAGACTTTATACAAGCTCGAGGCAATGGTTTTGACACATTTACCTACGACATCACTGTGTTTGATTACAATGAACCCAGCAGAACTCCTAGACGTCTCAGCAGGATCTACAATTTCATAGTAGCTGTCACTGACGGAGTGTATACCGAAACTAGGCTGTTTAAAATCTATGTGGTCACTGAAGAGTTTCTACAAGCCGATAACTCAATAGTGCAGGTCGACACCAATATATTTCAAGCAGATGCCAGCAGTGCTCGTGTGCCAATTTGGATCACTGACAGCGATCTTGGCCGCTTCCGTGCCAATAACTATGTAACTATATTTTTAGATGTCTATGATCCTCCCACGTTATCCGGCACTATCGCATACTTTCTATTGCCTACCAATCCCGACGGTTCGCAGAGTCAACTGCCTCCTGGCATGGAACTAGATACTACCACAGGTGACATAGCAGGGGCTGTGCCATATCAGGCTAGAATCTCAAGAAATTATCAATTCACTGTCCGTGCTGTGAATTATCCTGCAGAGTTGGCCTATACGTCTTATCTATATAAAGGCACATGGAATAACTCTACCACTTACAAAATCAATGACGCTGTGGAATTCATTGGGGTAACATATATCAGTGTGAAAACTCATCTTAATAGACTACCTACTGATGAAGAATATTGGCGAGCCAGCACTTCAAAGACTGAAAAAACTTTCACTGTCACTGTGATCGGAGAAATCGACAGCGCAGTAGAATGGATCACTGACAGTGATCTTGGAACAATCAAACCAAACACTGCTTCTGACAAATACATTCAAGCAACCAGTCTACTATATGGCGGGAGAATCAGCTATGAATGGGTGTCAGGCAATCTCCCTGCTGGACTACAATTTTTGCCTACAGGTGCAATACAGGGCAAGATCAAACAGTTTGCAGATGACACTGGTCCAGGACTAACAAGATTTTTCGAACGCACAGACAACCTATCACCCGCTGAAGACAGTTCTACACTCAGTAGAGATTATTCCTCGACCTTCGACGCTGCTACCACAACGTTCGATCTCAAGTTTACATTTACTGTGCGAGCCAGAGACAGTGTGAATTTTGCCACATTAAATCGCACATTTAATTTATCTGTGTTGGTTGCAAACAATAAAACTTTTGCCAATCTCTATGTCAAAGCTCTGCAATCAAAGCCCAAAAGATTAGCGTGGTTCAATTTTATCACTGATGCAACAATATTCCGCCCCACAGACATCTATCGATATGGTGACGTTAATTTCAGTGTGCAGACAGATCTTCGAGTTTTGATATATGCAGGTATAGAAAGTGTCAAGGCTGAGAAATTTGTGCAGGCCATGAGTCGCAATCATTATCACAAGAGATTGAAATTTGGACAAGTGAAAACTGCCAAGGCCAAAGATCCTGTAACACAAGAGACCATCTATGAAGTCATCTATGTAGAAATCATAGACGACCTAGAAAAAAACGGTCGCAGCATCAGCCAAACAGTGAATCTACCCAATAACATTAACAGCAAGGTATTGATCAGCTATGACAGTATCAAAATAGACAGCGACATTCCCTTGGTCAGCGACAGTGATCATCAGCGAGTGTTTCCTAATTCTATTAAAAACATGAGATCACGCATCAGCGCAATAGGGGACAGAGATCGAGAATTTTTGCCCTTATGGATGCGCAGCACACAAGACCAAGCATCTTTTGAAACAGGATATGTATCAGCCTTGCCTCTGTGCTATTGCAAGCCGGGATCGGACAATGATGCAGCGGCCAGCCCGGCTGAAAATATATTAGCTAGAATCAAAGCCAGTGGCTTTGATTTTAAAACCATTGACTTTGTAGCAGATCGCTATATAATAGATATTATAGACGGAGAAATAGAGGATAAATACCTTGCATTCCCGCAACGTGGAGAAAAATTACCTTGACAAGCCTTATCAATTTCGCAGCAATAAATGAAAACTTTCCTGTAGCTGGACAGGACAACGACACGCAGGTATTCAGAGATAACTTTGATACTATCAAAACCAACTTCTCTGCTGCTAAGAATGAGATCACAGATCTGCAGGATAATGCGGCCCGCAAAGACGAAGACAACGATTTCTTATACAACGTAGTAGGGTCCCTAACTTTACAAGATGCATACCTGCGTAAAAAGGACTATGGTGCTGCCATTGTAGCAGGCACACAAGACATCAGTTTTAAGCAGGCCATGTATCACATAGTAAAATTCGGAGCAAACACCAGCTTGTCATTCTCTGAATTTCCTACCGGAGCGGTGGATGTCACAGGACTCGGACAGATTGGTAAAGCCACTCTAGAACTTTATGGTGATGGTACTGCTAGAACCATTACATTTACTACTTCGGGTGGCACAGTGATTAAAAAATCACCAGGGTTTCCTGTATCAGTTACAGTCACATCTACTACCGATCCGGTGATCATCGAAGTATGGAGGCACAGTGCCACCGTGATTTTCTTGAACTATCTAGGATTATACAGCTAATGTTTCATCCCCTTAGCGGCGATCTGTCAGAATACAAAGATCAAGACATTGAAAATCGCCTAATCGAATTGAATAAAAAATATCATGCTGCTGCAAGAATGGGCAGTAGAGATCTCTTGACACAGCTATCTACTTTTGTTACAATATATAGAGAAGAACTCGCAAAGAGGCATGCTCAGAAATTGAAACAGGCAGATGGTGATTTAGGTCAATTGATCAATGTGGACTAATACAACGCAACAACTTATTCAAGGTGTGATGCAGCATGGGCCAGACATACTGGAACATTGCCAGACTTCTGATGATCTTTCACAATATGTGAATAGATTGCATCAAGAGCATTTGAACTATCCAATTCCCCCCGCTGACATAGACTGCACTGAATGGTTTATACCCAAAGAATATCAATGCATGGACATAGAAGCATTTTTGGTGGATCACTGTCCAGAACAAAACTATGATAGATTGTTACAAGAGATCGAATTATATAGAAATCATAATTTGATTCCTGTGTTGCGAGCAATGAAATATGTGGTAGATACTCTCAGAAGCAATAATATTGTTTGGGGAGTAGGTAGAGGCAGTTCGGTAGCTAGTTATGTGCTGTTCATAATTGGCGTACACAAAATAGACAGTGTTAAATACAAGCTACCAATTAACGAATTCTTTAAAGGAGAATAAAATGGGAAGAACTTATACCTCAATGAGAGGCAAAGAAATTGACATGGAAAAGATGAGCTTGAGATTTGAAAAAACTCCGGCTGTGGGCAATATGAAAGTCAACGCTCGAGGTGACGAAATTGGCGAAGGTGGCAGAGTGATACGCACACGCGAACAAGTGCTAGCAGATTATTATGCACAAAATCCCAACGCATTACATGAAGAAGTAGCTGCTCGCAGCAACAAGAAATAAGGTAAACTATGTTCAATCTCGAAGCACGACACATGCAGGTTCGTCCTCTGCCAAAGGACCTTCTTGTTATTAACATGGACATGGGCGAAATGAAAACTGCGGGCGGCATCGTTATTCAAAGTGACGATGGTAAAGCACACGGTGTTAAACCTCGTTGGGCTGAAGTTTATAAAGTCGGCGATGAATGTGATCTCGATGTCAAGATCGGTCAGTGGGTTCTTATTGAACACGGTCGGTGGACTCGTAAGATTAAAATCAACGACGGCGACGGTGATAAAGAATTTCAAAAAGTAGAAACCACAGCTGTTATTGCAGTTGCTGACGAAAGACCAAATGATTTCTACATCGGTCAGGAATTTTCAAACGGATCAAGCATGAATATCGATCCACAAGACTTCCTACCTGGAAACATGTCAAGAATTAACTAATGGAATTACGTAAAAGTTCGGATATCGCTGATATCTCAAATCAACTACGTGCCTTGGTTAGAGAATGCCGAGATCCGTACAATGATCATTTCACTGCCTTTTACGCCAAACAAGATCTGTATCAGATCAAGGTCCTGGTAGATACTGCCTTGGCAGATTCTCCAGACTTCGGAGATTTGGAAAAAGAGTGGTTGCAGGAACAGGAAAAAAAATGTATCATTAAGATATTAAAGTCTTAAGGAGATACAATGACCAATCCATTTCGTGATCAAGAAAAATTCATGCGGGCCTGCGATCAAGCAGTTGAATCCCTCAATCAAGATCAGTTCAATATGTATCTAAAACTCATTGAGGAAGAAACTAGAGAACTTGCTGTAGCAATAGATAATAACGACAAAGTAGAATCTCTAGATGCGCTAATTGACATCTTAGTTGTAACTATCGGTGCTATTCACTCAATGGGTGCAGCTGCAGAAGGTGCCTGGAAAGAAGTTATGCGTACCAACTTTGCTAAAATTGATAAAAAGACAGGTAAAGTAATTAAACGTGAAGATGGCAAAGTTCTCAAGCCCGATGGTTGGACTCCACCAAATCTCAAAGAGTTTTTGAGTAGAAAATGACAGTAGGCTTTACCTGCTCAACCTTTGACCTGTTTCATGCTGGGCATATCATGATGCTCAAGGAAGCAAAGACACAATGCGATCATTTGATTGTGGGGTTGCAAACAGATCCCACCATTGATCGTCCTACTGAAAAAAATAAACCTATTCAAAGTGTATTTGAACGCTACGAACAACTGAAAGCCTGTAAGTATATTGACGAGATACTTGTCTACGAAACGGAAGCCGATCTTGTAAATATCTTGCTTTCTTATCCTATTAATGTTAGAATATTAGGACAGGAATACGCAGAAAAAGATTTTACAGGTCGATGGGAATGTGACGATCGAGGCATTGAATTTTATTTTAACAAACGTGAACACAATTTCTCAACTAGCGAACTTAGACAACGTGTTATTGCAGCAGAAATTAATAAAGGACTAAAAGATGGAAATCCAACCTAAAGATACCAGCAAAGGACATTTTTATGTTAGTCTTGTAAAAAGCGGATTACGAATTATTGCTGGTGCAGTATTAATTGCTGGTAATTTGTATTGGGCAGGCGCTCTTATTATTTCAGCAGAGATACTCGGTGTGGTAGAGGAATTGGTATGAGGAATATTGAATTAGTTGATGCGGTGATTGCATTACACGAGATTGCTCGCACAGTAGAAAGAGAAATTGGTCGAGGCCAGTTAAGCGACGACATTCGATCATGCGCAGATCGATTGCATAACCTCTCGCTGTATGATGCAGAAAATAGTATAATTACACAAGACATTATTAACAAGGCAAAAGAATGAAAGAACTATGGGTTGAGAAGTATCGTCCTAAAAAGATGGAAGGGTATGTATGGCGTGACTCTGCACAACGTAAACAGGTCGAAACATGGGTGGCTGAAAAAAGCATTCCTCATCTACTGTTAAGCGGGCCTCCAGGCATTGGTAAAACCACCATGGCTAAGATTCTGGTCAACGAAATCGAAATTCTCGATGCTGATGTGCTAGAAGTAAACGCCAGTAGAGAAACAGGTATTGATTTCATACGCAACAAGATAGTGCCATTTATCAGCAGTATCGCTTGGGGTGCCTTTAAGGTGGTGCTGTTAGACGAAGCAGATCGTCTTAGTCCGCAGGCGCAGGATTCGTTAAAAGGCATCATAGAAGAATACAGCAATTATGCTCGCTTTATTTTAACCTGTAATAATCCTAATATGATTGTGCCAGCATTGCACAGTCGTTGCCAACAATGGCATTTCTCAAAACTTGATCAAACAGAGTTTACCGCTAGAGCTGCCACTGTGTTGGTTGAAGAAAACGTTGAATTTGATTTAGATACCCTAGATATGTATGTGTCTACCACATATCCTGATCTGCGTAAATGTCTAAATTTATTGCAACAAAATACCAACGATGCCAAACTGCACAGTGCTACTAAGGAAGATGTAGGATCTGCAGAGTGGAAGTTTGATATGGTCGAGTTGTTCAGAGCAGGAAAGATCCAAGAAGCACGTAAGATGTTGTGCGGTAAACTACGTGCTGAAGAGATGCAAGAAGTATATGTGTGGCTATACAACCATTTAGATATTTTTGGATCAGAAGAACATCAGGACAAGGCTTTGCATGTCATTAAGCAGGCTCTGGTAGATCACACATTGATCATCGATCCAGAAATTAATTTAGCATCTACTCTGGTAAAATTATCAAAGATTAATGGCGGATAAAAAATCTAATCTTGCCAAAGGCAGAAATAGTTTTGATGCCGATATAGGTGGAACAATGGTGCCTTTCTTCAATAGAAACGTATCAGAATATCCCACGGAAGCCGGAGGAGTTAAATTCGAGTTAGTTCCGGTAACCAAGCAGAAAGATCTAATGATCAATCATGCTAGGATGTATGCACAGCAGGAATACGATCGAATTGTGGAATTGGTTAATGTGTTAGAAAAACAGGCGCAGGCTATCAAGCGTAGATTAGATATCACAGATGC